TGCAGCGCTGGAAGGTGCAGAAGTCCTTCCCGCCGGAGATGCGCCTGTGGCTGGCAACGGTGATGCGAATGCAGCGCCGCGGGGAGCTTCCCGCGGGACTCAAGGTGATGTAGGGCGCCGCGGGCAGGCGATGCCGGATGTGGTCGATGTTGATGCTGATGCAGTCGGGCTTCGCTCGGCAAAATTCCTTGAGAAAGCGGTTGGCGATGGCATGGAGAACCTTCGCGCCAAGCAGGCGAAGCGCGAGGGCACTGGCGTGGCGAAGAATAAGTTTGTGCGCTTTCACGACAACCAGGGGCGGCCGATTTACATTGGCGCAATCAAAAAGGACGGCGGGAAGTCGTTCGCCGGATGGATTGAAGAGACGGAGGCTTGGCAGGCGCCCGCGGAGACGGCGGCTTACCGGCAATGGTATCGCGAGTTGAAGGGTTACTTTACCGAGATTTTCGGAGACCGCGCCGGCGAGATGATGATGGCTTGGCTTGCGGCGCAGCAGAATGTCAGCCCTGGTGGCGCGCTGGGCAATGTCTTCAAGGTTGAGGACCGGCTGGCCGGCATTGGCACTGGCAAGAAGGGCGGATTGGCAGACGGAAAAATCGAAGGTGTGCTGCTTGGCAGGGTGCCGGAGGGCGGATTCGGGCCGAAGCTGACGGACTTTGTCGATGCGGGATTCCTGCGCGAATATCGGACTTACATGGCGAAGCAGCCTGCGGGCGGGCGGCCATTTGTGGCAGACGTTCACACGGGGCGCGACAGCGGGCACGTTGACCAGCAGACGCTGACGCGGCTGAAGCAGCGCTCCGACGATGGTGACCTGTTCATTGATGGCAAGCCAACGCGCGTGAAGGTGCTGGAGACCAAGGCGGTCAAGCAGGGTAACAAGACGGTGATCGTGCCGGAGCGCATTCGGGTGATGCCGCAGGGCAGTAAAGGATTCGATGTTGGCGTGGATATGCGCGGCAGCCCAGGCGGCCCGAAATACGAGGGCATCTCGGAATGGGGCAACGCAATGACCGATCACCTTAACAAGATCGGCTGGCGCGGCGGCGAGTGGACGCCCGCGGAAGTGCAGGCGGTCGGGTGGATGCGCGTGCTGCGGCAATACGGATTGCCTGAGCCGACCGTGTTAAGCGCGCTACAGCAGAACACTTCGCGTATTTACGCGGAGGTCAATTTCTCGTCTGGCAATCTCTTGCCGGCGAATTATCCATCGTTTGATCTGCTGTCCCCAGAGGCGGCTGGAGCGATTACGATGGATGTGATTCCGCAGGCTATCGGCGAGCTGGCGCAAATGATCGGCGGATCGCTGCGCGTTCAGCGCGTGTCTTCCGGCACTGGGGTATGGGGCAAGATGCGATCGCCAACGACTGTCATCGAGGTGCTCGGCAGCGCTGAGGCAACGGATATTTTGGGTCTCGCGCTGGCCAACTCATCCGAGCAAGCCATGACAATGTCCACGGTGCTGGGCGTTGGAGGCAAGGACAGCCGGGTGCTGATGTTTAAGAAGGCTGACGGCAGCAAATTTACCGACGTGGAGATGCAATCGATCATCGATGATGCTGAGATTTCTGGCTATACGATGGAGCAGCTCCCTGGCGGCGACGCCGGCATGATTGCGGACGCGACCAAAGATTTTAAGCCCAAGGGGTTGACCGAAAAGAGGGCTGATCAGGCCGTCAAAAGGCTCAACGATTGGGCGGGAAGAAACGGAATAAAAATTGACGTTGAAGACACGTCTGCTAGGGTAACAAGCTATGGAAACGACTGGAAAAGCAACCAAGATGGACAATCTTACCTATCGGCGATTGTCAAACGAGGAGGCGCTTCAAAAATACGGGACATCGTTCGTTTTCGTGGGAGGTACGCAGAGATCCTCCGCGAAGCCTACAAACGTCACGCCCCTGAACTCGTCCTCCCAGAACCGCAAGAGCAAATAGCACCGATTCGGCAGGCCGCGGAGTCGCCGCCGCTTGAAATACTTGAAATGCTGCGCGGTGCGTAGTTTCAGCTCATCCGGCACGACCGGAAGGAGACTAAGGGTCAGCTACGGCTGGCCCTTTCTTTTTGCCAAATTACTGCCAAACTATCAGCCAAAGTCCTCGAAGACCCTCTAAAATAAGGGGCCGGGCAATTAGTTAAGAGTCAACTGCTCTACCATTGAGCTACGGATGCGTGCTATCAAATTCCTCTGTGGAGTGTGTCCAGTAAAGTCCAATCCCGTCCACTAAAGTGCAGTTTGCTGCCAAACTTTCTGCCAAAGTTGCTGCCAAACTTTTGCCAAAGTTTTTGACACGAAAAGTTTGGCAGATAACAGTGTGGCCATGGTGATTAAAACCTCGGGATTGACCGGCCGCATTTACAAGCACGGCTCCTCGCCGAAATGGCAGCTCAAGTTCTACCACCCGGAGCTGCGCCAGCGGCAGCGCATGAGCCTGGGCACCGAGGACGTGGCCACGGCGAAGGCCAAGGCGAAGGTCGTGATGGACGCGACGGCTGCCAAGGGGCTGGAAGCTTTGCGGGCTTTTGCGCGGCGCGACACGACGGGGACGATTGGAGCGGCGATTGAGCATTACGAAAGGGTGAGCAAAATCGCCAGCCGGCACGGCAATGTCAACTGCCTGCTGCGGGTCTTGCGGTGCGTGTACCCGGAGAAGGGCGATGAGGCGATCAGGGCGCTGCACTTGTCGGTGCTCACCCCGAGGCTGATCAGCAAATATGTTGCTGCTTACAAGGGTAGCCCCTACAGCGTGCGCAGTAACCTGACCGGCGCGCGGGCGGTGTTTGCCCATCCGCTGCAGTGGGAGGGCTTTGATCTGCCGGACAATATCGCCAAGTTCGCCGCGGCCACGACCGGCATGAAGGCTTCGGTCTCGACGTTTATCCGCCTTGAACCGGAGATCCTCAAGAAAATGGAGGCGTCGAGCAAGGCTATCGGCGGCAATATCCGCCGCGGGTATCTGCTCACGCGCTACCTCGGCATGACGCCGAAGGAGTGTGCGCACTGCCGCCGTGGGTGGATTGAGGAGCGGGAGGGCCGTCATGTGATCGTGATCGTCGAGCGGCCGGACCAAGAGCTGACGCTGAAGACGGGCTACAAGCGGGGTCGGGTGATGTCGCTACCGGCGTGGATGGTGCCGGAGCTGCTGGAGGCGGTGGACTACATCGTTGCCGGACGCACGCCGGACATGCGCAAGAGGTTTATGGAGCGGGTGTTCAACGCTTGGGTGCGCGAGTTTATTCCCGATCGACGCTCGGCGGCCTACGAGCTGAGGCGACAGGCCGGCAGCGATATGCTGAACGCGACCGGGAAGATCAGCGTGGTGCAGCACATGCTGGGGCACGCCAGCCCGCAGACGACGGCGCGGTTCTATGCGGTGTACGACCGAGAGGTGGACGTGGCCAGCGTGTGGGATGGGCTAAAATAGTCGGCTGATAATCACGACAAGCGCGACGAGGCCGAGGCCGGCGAGTCCGGCGATGACGGTTTGCCAGAACTCCTGCTGTTTGGTGTACACGGCCCTTCCGCAGTGTGGGCACAGGTGTCGGTCTTTCATGCGCGGATTATACATAGGCTGCCTCAGTGCGGCAAATATGCGCCTCAATGGCCGCGCATTCTTCGGCGTAGGGCAGGAGATCGAGGTCGGCGCAGGCGTGGCGGATGCTGTCGGCGCAGAGGCGGTGCCGGCGCATGATGCTGAACAGCTCGGGGCTGTCGAATCGGCGGCCGGCGAGGCGGATGCCGCCCCATGGGAAGGTGCCGGTGGAGAAGTAGTCGTGGCGGTTCATTGAATGGTGAGCGGTTGCGGTGGGCGCTGCTGGGTGGCGGAGTGCCAATGGGTGTAGCCTGGGACGCGGAGGAGGAGCCGGGAGGGTATGCGGAAGCCGCTCGGGTAGACGGCTTCTTCGTAGTTTTTTACGTCGTGCGGGACGTAGGCTTGGATGCGTGTGTTTTGCTCCCAGTTGCCGAAGCGGTCGGCGACGACTTTCATTTTGAGCGGCGCGGTGCCGACGTATTCGGCGTTGGCGTAGATGAGGGCGCCGGGTGGGATGCTGGCGATGTCGATGGTGATGACGGGCTTGGCGCGCTCGGTGTTCCACGTCTCGGGCTGTGGCGTGGTGGCGCAGGCGGTCAGCAGGCACGCGATGAGGAGCATGGCCAGAGGTGCGGCGTGTCGGGCGATGGTGGCGAGGGCGCGGCGCATTTTAGGAGCCGATGCGTATAGCTCGCCGTTCTGGTGCAGGGCAAGGCCGGCGGCGATGAGCTGGCGGTAGCGGCGACTGTGGCGGCTGCCGTTGATGCGTTCCTCGGCCCACTGGCTGGCGGCGAAGCCGATCAGGGCGATGGTGCGGGCGTCGATGGTTTTCATGTTAGGCGGCCCTCGCAATCAGTTTAGCAAGATCCGTTATATCGAAAATTGTTGCGTCGAGCCAGCTGCCCGAGAGTCCTGCTTCACGCAATTGGCTTTTGATTTTGCGTGTGGCGGATGCACTACCGACGGCCGTCCAGCCCCCGGGTTGAAATGTGCGCAGTTTGGCAAGGCGCTCGGCTTGCTGGTTTGCCCATGCGGGAAGATTGCCTTGATTAATGTTTAGTCTGGTATGTGCGTTCATTACGTTGTGGACACTATCGGACAATTCTGGACATGGCAACTAAAATTTTGCGGATTTTTTTCGTCATGTTTTTTGCGCTTAGGCTTTGGGGTTGTTGAGGAGCTTGGCGAGTTTCTGGCTCAAGCCTTTGGCGTCGCGGACGAGCATGGCGCGGAACTGCTCGTTGAGCGGGCCGGCGAAGGCGTCCTCGCAGTCCATAAAGAACCGGATGGCGAGCTGGGCGTATTTGTTGTTTTTCACCGCGTGGGCGGGTGCGTGACGTAGGAGCCTAGCATGGTCGGACGGGGTCAGCGAGATGGTCACTGACTTGCTGTCCTTACGGTCGGCTCGGGTGCGTGTTGTCATAGCGTCCACGAATGTCCGCTGTTGTCCGAAAATTGTCAAATGGGGTGTTTGCCCCATGTGTCCAAGATTGTCCGAAAATAATTGTTGACCACTCGGACATCTTTGGACATTCTTGGACAACGATGAATGCCCCACTTGCCATGACCGTGACCGAGGCGGCGAAAGCGCTGCGTATGCGGCGCTCTCGTCTGGAGGAGGCGATCCGCAGCGGCGAGCTGCCGGCGTTTTCGGTCGGGCCGCAGCGCGGGACGCGCATCTCGCTGCGGGCGCTGGAGAGGTTCATCGAACAACGCACTTTCAATAACACCAAGTCTCTATGACACACCACACGACACCCACCATGCTCGAAGTATTGAGCTATCTCACGGACTCGACGTTTATGTCCGCCACGGCCGTGATCTTCGCGGCATTGATCGCACTGGAAGCCATCAACCAGATCGGAGGCCGGCGATGATCGACCTCATGGTTGATGCACCGTATCGCCCGGAAGCCGCCTGCAGCTGTGGCGATGAGGAGTGCTTGCTGGACTCGCCGATGTTGCGGCTGATCAAGGAGCGCAATGAGGCACGGGAGCTAGTCAAGGAGCTGCTGCACACGGCGCACTTGGGCGAGGACTCGCAGGACAAATACTTTGCGTTGGGCGCTGCGCTAAAGGCGGTCCACGCTTGGAAGGAGGGCCAATGACCTGCGATGAACGCATCGCCGCGCTGGAAGCCCAGCTCCGAAACACGGAGCACCAGCTCACGGCCTACCGCGACCAGATCGACAAGGACGATCTGGTGCGCTGTCTCCGGGCAGCGCGAGACAGCTACCGTGGCGAGACTTACCTGCTCAAGAACCGCATCGCAGAGCTGGAAGAGGACAATGACGAGCTGCGCGATGACGTGCTGAGGCTCGAGGCGATGTTGCGGGCTTACAAGCAGCAGCAACTGGAGGTGGCAGCGTGAGCACCCTGCCCTACTCACCCACCGACCGCGAGGTTGACCTCGTAGACCAATGGCTGCGAGCCCGCGCCGCGGAGAAGTCCAAGGCTCGCACTTACTACGGCGGACGCCCCTGCCTGCCAACCGGCGCAATTATGCAGGTCTGCCGCAACATTTTCACCAAACGCAAACCATGAAGCCCACCACACAAACTCAACGCATCCTTAGACACCTTAAACGCGGGCTTCCGATCACGCAGATGTCGGCCTTCACGCGCTACCGCTGCATGCGTCTGGCGGCTCGCATCGAGGAGCTGCGCGGCGACGGTCATCGGATTACGTCCAGGACGCTGCGGCGCAACGGGAAGCGCTATTCCTGCTACCGGCTGAAGTGAGGAGGCGAGGACGTGAGCTTTCGGGAATGGCGCATGTGCGGACGCAAGCGGCGGTTTTACACCGCGGCCGAGGCACGTCGCTGCCAGCCACGCATGACGGTCTATCAGTGCGAGATTTGCAAACATTACCACCTAACCAAGTCGGTCGATCAATGGGCCAAGCATGTGCTGATGCGGAGGCTCGCAGCATGAAGATTCAAGACGCGGAGCACATGTCTCGCCGGCGTAAACGCTTGCCGGCCCCGGGTTCCAATCCCGGCGCGTCCCTTTGCGCTTGGCACATCGGCGATGGCATCTGGCACATCCAGAGCCGGGACGCCTGGCTGTCAAAGGTGCTGCGCGAGGCCAAGCTGCGGCGCATTGCTTACGGCGTGATCGGCGGGCACCTGACGATCTGGGAGACGCAGGACTTTGAGGCGATGCGTCCGCTGATGCGTAGGCATAAGGGGAGGATTTTGCGGTGATCGCCCTGCTCGAAAATAATCCGCAGTCGCTTCAGAGTAATTCTGCGGCGGTTTCAAGGCGATTCTCTGATGGAAATGTGCCGTTAAATGGCCAGCGGACGACGCGAAATGCCAAGGTACGGCCGACGATTGAGGAGCTGCGGGAGTATTTGGACTACGATCCGGAGACTGGGTTTTTGCGGTGGAAGAAGAAGGTAAGCACGAGTGTGAGGGCCGGCCAAGTTGCGGGCCACATAAACGGCGAAGGGTATCGGACTATTGGATTTAAGGGCGCAACACTTTTGGCGCATCGCGTTGCCTTTGCGCTGCACCACGGTAGATGGCCGGAGCCGCTCTGCGACCATGTCAACTGCATTAAAACGGACAACAGGGCGATCAACCTTCGGGAATGCACGCACTCTGCAAATCAGCACAACAAGGCCGGACTGAAGAGCACAACCGGCGTCAAGGGAGTGCGCCAGAATCAAGGCGGTTATCAAGCGCACGTTGAACTTTGCGGCGTGAAACGCACTAAGCGGTTCCGCCACCTCGAAGACGCCGCCGCCTATGTCAAGCAGCTCCGCGAACAACTACACGGCGAGTTCGCCAGACACTAATATGGGAAGACCTAAAACAACATCCAAGGCCAAGCCAAGGAAGCCCAAGCCGGAGCCAGAGATCGCTCCCGTGCATGTCGGCCGCTCAACCGGCCTCGAGGTTCCTGAGGCCAAGGCCGAGAAGATCGCTGCGGCACACCTCGCGGGCATGTCCATCCGGCAAATCTGCAAGGCGTTTGACACCAGCTACCACACGATCATGGCGTTGATACGCAATCGCCCGGAGCTGTTGGAACGCGCACGGGAAATCACGTCGAAGAACTGGAAGACTTTGGCGGCCGTAGGCACTGCGGAACTCTTTGAGAGGATACCCGACATGAAGAGTCACGAACTCACTATCATGTCTGCCGTTGCAACGGAGAAATCTGAGCTGCTGTCCGGTGGCGCAACCCAGCGCGTTGAGCATGTGATGGCGCCCGCGGCTGACTCTTGGCAGGACTTTGTCAGCGGACTGAGGAGCGCCAATGTCGTTGATGTTGTCGCTGAACCGGTCGGTACAGAGACGGCCGTGCGTCAAAAGGCGGCTGCACTCCCCTCGCCTGTTATTGAGATTGAGACTGCCTCTACAGAGGAAACCGCACAATGACTCGCAAAGTGATGAGACTGTTAATGAGACAACAGAGTAGAGCCACTATACATAAGAGTCATTGTGTTCACTTATGGAGGGGGGGCGGGGGTCTTGACTTTCAGATTTTTTCAATACCCCCCACCGTTTCAGTCTCCCGAAATTTTTAATAAAAACCTTATGATCAAAGACCTATTAGCACGCACTAAGTCCACCATTAGCCAGCCTGTCAGTCAACCTACAGAGAAACCTGCCGACAAACCCGCGCAGCCGTCTCTTAGCCCCAAGGTGCAGGCCGAGGCGGCCGCCGCCAAGGCTGGCTACGGTGCCGGCGATGAGGTCAGTGCGGTGATCTGTAAGCATCAGCCCGCCCGCCACCCTCGCCTGCTGTTTGTCGAGGTGCCAGACTGGGGTCAGCCGGTGCGCTGCTGGGTTAAGGATGCGCAGAGCTGGCTGCCAGCCAACCCGCCGCACAACCGCCTCAAGGCTCGTTACACCGGGATGGCCTCTGTGGAGGGCGATCTGGTGTTTGAGAGTGCCGATGTGAGCCGCAAATCCCGCCTACTGAAAGCCCGATGAGTGTCGCCGCCACCAACTTTGTCTGGTACGTCAGCCCTGTCGAGGGTTCCGACCGACTGGTCCTGCTGGCCCTTGCCGACTTCGCCGACGAGGACGGCAACTGCTTCGGCTCTTGGGGCAAGCTTTGCCAGAAGACCCGCCTGTGCCGCGCCACAGTCGCCAACAGCCTTAAGCGCCTACGCGACGCTGGCCACTTAGTCATGGTCGAGAAGGGCCACCGCAAGCTGGCCGGCGACGGCGCCGAGGCTTCAATCTGGAAAATCCCCGGCGTTTCCGAGATGGGTCTAAAACTTAGACCGGTCCAAGATATAGACCCAAGTGGTCTAAACGCTGGACCCAAGTGGTCTAAACGCTGGACCCAAGTGGTCCAAGATTTAGACCCCAACGTAAAGAAACACAAAGAACAGGAAGAAACGAAAGGCGCTGAAGCGCCAGCTCCGGCGACTGCGTCGCCTTCGCTCCCTTCTTCTTCCCCTAAACGGCCCTCGCCCCCCAAATTCGACCCAGCATCTTTGCCCCTGCCTCACGGAGCAGGATTGGCGCGTGCCTGGGCGGAATTTGCGCAGCACCGGCGGGAGATTAAAGCGCCGCTCACCCCGACCGCAGCCAAGCGCATCGTGGACGATCTGGCGGCCGTCAATGAGTCGATCGCCGTCGAGGCTTTGCGCAAGAGCGTCAAGCACGGCTGGCGGGGAGTGTTTGTCGACCGTCCTGCGGAAGCCCCTAAGGTTGTCCCCATGCCGACCGGCCCGCGGCAGCCCTCGGCGGCCGAGCGGCGGATGCTGGAGCTGGAGCTAAAAATGAGAGGAGCGGCATGACAAATCAACTTTCAGCCTGCCGGAAAGGCGAAATCGCCGAGACGCTGTTTATCGCCGGCGCCATGGTCAACGACTGGGAGATCTTCACGCCTTTCGGCCACGCCCAGACGGCCGACGTGCTGCTCACCCGCGGCGGCGTCCGTCCGATAGCCGTTCAGGTTAAAACAGCCACACTCGACCGCAGCGCCTACCACATATCGGTCAAGCGCGCTTCTGGTGGCCAGAAGGTCCGCCCTTATGAGCAGCACGATTTCGACGTGTTGGCGGCTTACCTGCCGGATCTCAACCAGTTTGTCTTTTGGACATTTGAGGACATTCGCAGCCGACTGACTGTGCGCTACGATCCAACCCGCCACCGGCAACCCAACAACTGGGAGTTGCTAGGCGATCTTGCGGAATCGCTGACCGCTCAGACACCTAAGACAGCCGGTGTCTTACCCCCTGCCATATAAAACTTTTTATATCCATGAAGAAAACCAAACCCACACCCAAAAAAGCCGTCGCCTTGCGCCGGAAAACCACCACCAACGCGGTTGCCAATGCGACTGTCGAGCTGTTTGACGATGCCATCGCCACCATGATGGCCCTGCGCGCGCTGTACGTCATCAAGAAGGAGGAACTAAAATGATGACGCAAAACGGCAAGACATTAAAAATCGAGGAGGGTACCGCCGGGGTTCCGTACATTCACCACCTGCAGATGCAGCGCGCCTGCGACCGGTTTCTGGTCTCGCGTGGCCTGATGCCGCCACCAGAGGCGCGGAAGAGTGCCTGGTTGTTCAGCAAAAAGATTCGCGTGCGATGACAAACGAAAGAGGCCAGCAAATGACAAACGAACAAATCAACATCGCCATAGCGGAGGCGTGTGGGTGGGAAAAAGAATTTTATGATTATGCAGACATCGCTGATTACTGCAACGACCTCAATGCGATGCACGAAGCGGAGAAGTTGGTGAAAGAAGAGCAAATCGTCCCGTACATTTCCGCGCTCCATGAAGTCGTTCTGGGTTGCCCAAATTCATACGATGAAGAGCCGAGCTTCTGGCACAACGACGTTTTTGACCTTTGTTACACCACCGCACGCCAACGCGCTGAGGCGTTTTTGCGGACGATGGGCAAATGGGAGGAGGCCAGCAAATGAGCGATACCGTTCGTCCATTTGATGCCACAGCGCAAGTGTTGGCTAATTTAATGCAGCAACGAGGCTTTCGTGTGTCCCGAGGAACTTACCATCACGGTAACGGCGACATGCTCCCGACGTGGGTAATTGACCGGCCCGACACCGCTGGATGGAGCGGTGTTTGGAAGCCTTGGGAGGTTGAGCCAGAAATGCCCGAAGATGGCGAGGCACAAACGCTGATAGAGTTGTGCGGTTTGGCGATGCAGCAATGGAATGAGGTTGCATGGATGCATGAACCGGAGGAGGCCAGCAAATGAGCGACACACAATGGATGGAGGCCGGAGACGCGCCGCCGAAAGACGGAACATGGGTTCTGCACATGCGTGCAGGTGCCCGCGCCCCAGAATATGGGTTGTATCGGGATGGTATTTTCTATCGCGGTGCTGGGCCACAGAGCTGTCCGACCACTCACTGGCTAGCGGTGCCAGATTTGGATTATAGGGAGGCTGTTGACCTCCGCCGCCTTGTTCGGGCGCAATGCGCAAAGGCAATCCGAGACTATCGCGCCTATCGCAAAATACACCCTGAGGCATTCCAAGTGTGGGCTTGCTCCGAGAAAAAAGGAGCAAGCATGCTGGCTCGCAGAATCACCCGAGTCCTCGGTCGCCCAAACAACGCATTGAACTGCAAGGAGGCCAGCAAATGAGGGAGCGTTCTCCCTCTTTCAAATTACGATTATGGCGCACTACAACTACAAAGAACTAAGGGATTCGCTGCCACCTGAAATGGTGGATAAATGGTCAGAGGAAGATGGGTCAACGGATTACGATTCGACGCTTTGGTGCTACGCTGCCGATTACATCGACCAACTAACCAAGGAACGCGACGAGGCCAGAGCGCAAAGAGACGCTTGGGAAAAAGTCGCTCTGCAAGAAGCGAGCAAAATGGGAGACACACTTTTAGGAGGCAGAAAATGAGCGCAGGCAAAGGCGACACGCCGCGTCCGGTGAATGGCGAGAAATACCGTGCCAACTACGAGGCAATTTTCGCGCCGAAATATCCTGACTGGATTTGCGCGCCGTGCGGGCGCGCCTATGGTCGCCGGCCGGCGGGTAATTCTTACGGCGCGACCTATCACCTCGGCAAATGCGATGTCTGCGGTGAGGCCACGGAGGTCACCGAGCCGCGGGACTGGGGGCATCTGGATTGGCCCCTTAAAAAAAAGGCTTGCAGTGTCCAAGAATGTCCAGCATTGTCTAATAACACCGGGGGCCACACCGCAGCACCGAACGACCCCCGATGAACCCACACGACGAACAAGCCCTACGCGAACAATGGCCACACCTTGCCGAACATTTTATTGCCGTGGACGCCGCTTGCGAGCGCTGGCTGCAGCACCGCGGGGAGCTGCGACGACGGAGGAACGCGAATGAGCGCCGTCGTGTGTGTCATAATCCTGCTGACGCTGGCCGTGATGGCGCTGGCGATCAACGACCACAATGACGGAGGCATGGCCTAAATGAAACGCACCATACCCAACAGCCCCGATACCGAAGCCGCCGTTTTGGGTTCGCTCCTGCAGGAGCCGAACATGATCGACGAGGTCGCCGGCCTGCATGCCGAGTTGTTTTTCACTCCGGCCAACGCGCAGATATTTTCGACGATACGCGACATCCGCGCCACGGGTGGCGTGCCAAACGTCATCGCCGTCACCCAAGTGCTCGACGCCAACCACCGCTTGGAGTTTGTCGGCGGAGCCGGAGTGCTGATGGATATGCTCTCCAAGTCGGCCGGCGGCCCTGCCGCGGTCGAATATCACGCGCAGACTCTCCGCGATCTTTATGCGCGCCGTCGCATACTGGAAGCCAGCGCCGCATTGCAGTCCGCGGCCTCCGACATGTCCCAGCCGGCCGACACCGTCTTGCAGGAGGCTGGCGAGAGCGTGCTGTCCTTGAGCTTGGGCCAGCCGACCGACTCCATGCGTCCGGCCAGCGCGATCGTGCCGGGGCTTTTGGAGGAGTTAGAAAAACTGAGCACCCCGGGACAAAAGCTCGGTGTTGAGACTGGATTCAAGGCGTTCGACTACATGACCGGTGGGCTGCGCGGCGGCCAGCTGGCCATCGTTGCGGGGCGTCCCGCCATGGGTAAGAGCGCGTTCATGCTTAACTGCGCTGAGAACATGGCGCGGCGCGGGGTTCCGGTGCTGTATTTCTCGCTCGAAATGCCGGCCAACGAGCTGGCGGCGCGTGTGGTGCTCGGACGCGCTGAGACCAACATCGAAGTGGTGCGCAACGGGTTCCTTGACCACCCGACCAAGCTACGCATTGCCGACCGCGCGGCCGAGTTTGCCGAGGAGCCGCTGTTTGTGGACGACCGCGGCGGGTTGACCATGCTCGACATCCGCGGACGCAGCCGCTTGGCCGTGAGGCGCTGGGGCGTCAAAGCGATTTTTGTCGATTACCTACAGCTTGTTTCCCACATCGGCGCCCAGTCCCGCGAGAACGAGGTCGGCTTTGTGTCCCGCGGCCTCAAGGCCATGGCCATGGAGCTGAACGTCCCGGTCGTGGCCGCCGCCCAGGTCAACAGAAAGGCCGAGGACCGCAGCGACAACCGCCCCAAAATGAGCGACTTGCGCGAGTCCGGCAGCATCGAGCAGGACGCCGATCTGGTCTGTTTGGTGCATCGTCCGTGCTACTACGCAGTGGATCAAGAGCAGGAGCCTGACCCACAGGACGCCGAGCTGCTCATCGCCAAGCACCGCGCCGGTGCGACCGGCAAGGTGAATCTGGTGTGGCGCCCGCGGTTCACAAGATTCCAAGACGCCGCACTGGGCGGACGCACGAACGACGGCAGCGATGTGTTTGCCCCGAGCAAGAAACTATGGGAGGCGCTCAATGAATAGCCGCGCGAAAGGCGCCCGCGGAGAGCGCATGTGGCGCGACGAGCTGCGCGAAGCCTTCGGCGATTCCGGTATCCGCCGCGGGCAGCAGTTTAGTGGACTTGGGGATTCGCCGGATGTGGTCTGCCCGTGCCTGCCAGACTTCCACTTTGAGGTCAAATTCTGCCAGGTCGTGAAGATCCGCGACTGGATGGCTCAAGCCATCCGCGATGCCAAGGCCAAGCTCTTCCCGGTCGTTGCCCACAAGCGCAACGGCGAAGAGTGGCTCATCACCCTGCGCGGCGAGGATTTCCTCACTATCGTCCGCCGCTCCGATTTTCTTAACCAACTAACACAACCAAATGAATAAAACCATAACCACACCCGCCGGCATCGCCCGGTATCCTCACCTCAACCGCCCTGACACCAAGTTCGACGAGGTCGGCGTTTACAGCGTCAACTTGGAGATGTCCGAAGACGACGCCGCGCCCTTCATTGAAGCGGTGGACGGCGTCTTCACCGAGTTCCTCAACGAGAAGAAGCGCGAGCTGAAGAAGGACAAACTCAAGCTCCACGCCTTCCCGTGGGAAACCAACGATGGGCTGGTGCAGTTGAAGCTCAAGGTCAAGGCCATGGGCAAAGACAAGGCCGGCGAGACCTACAGCCGCGCGCCGAAGCTCTTCAACGCTGCGGGCGAAATTATCACCGACAACATCGGCGGTGGCAGCAAGCTCAAGGTCGCCGTTGTCCCCTACTGCTGGTACACGGCCAGCCTTGGCGCTGGCATCACGCTGCAGCCGAAGGCAGTGCAGGTGCTTGAACTTGTCACTTGGGGCGATGGTGGCAGCGCGGCGGCCTACGGCTTCGACACGGAAGAAGCCCCGCGCGCCTCAGCCAAGACCGGCACGGACGACAAAGACATTGAGTGGTAGTCGTTATGCCCACCAAACGCACACCACGCAGCACCAAGGGCAAGGCGGGGAAACCCGCCAAGCCCGCGGAGCCGGATCGCTTCACCGAAGACGGACGCAAAATCGTCCGCCTCGAGAAAACCCGCGCGCACCAGAAGTATCTGCTTAAAGATGGCTCGCAGGTTCCCGGCGCATCAACCATCTGCAAGGTCGGCGACGACCAGAGCAACCTCATCACATGGGCGTGGAATCTAGGCAATGCCGGACAAGACTTCCGCAAGGTCAGGGATAAGGCTGCGGATATCGGCACGATCTGCCATTTTTTGATCGAATGCCATTTCCACGGCTGGGTGCCAGACCTTTCTGAGTATGCGCCAGAAGACGTTGTCCGAGCCACAATCGCCTTCGGCAACTTCAAGACGTTTTGGGACGAGCAGGAACTGACCGTCTTAGAACCCGAAGTGCAGCTCGTCAGCGAAGAACACATGTTTGGCGGCACCATCGACGCGCCATCCGTAGACAAGCAGGGCCGCATCGTCCTGCTCGACTGGAAAACCAGCAGCGGCATCTACCTGTCGCAAAAGCTGCAGCTCGCCGCCTACGAGCGACTGT